TCCTGTAGAAGAAGATAGTACTCAACTAACAGATTATACTTTATTTGATTATAGTAATCCAATTATGGATTTAAAACATAGTGCTACTATACATTGGAAAAAATATAAATATTATAAATTAAATACTTTATATTTAGATTATGGTTATGCTGCTGTCCAACAATGGAAAAGAGGTTTAATATATGCCTATGATTTAGGATATGATAATGCTTATGTATTAAATTATGACTTAGTAGTAACTGACGATATTATCAAAACATCAGAAAACCATTTAAAAAAATATGATAATGTAATATTAGATTATGGTTTAGTTAAAATGAATGATGGTGGAAAATATGAACCCGCTCTTCATATGTCTTGGTGTGCCTTAAAACTAAATTCTTATATAGATAAATTAAAAGAAATAAGTTATAAAGATTATTATTATAATTCAGGATTTGGTGTAACCGAAAATTATATGTATGAAAAGCTACATTCAGATAACTCTATTGTAATACCTTTTAATGAATGGGAAAAAGATGTAATTACCTCTATAAAAATGGATACTGATTTTACTAAACATTATTATACTAGAGAAGGGTATAAATGGATAATAGGTGAAGAAAAAATATGGGTAAAAAATAAAGAAATTGGAACAAATAAATGCTTATTATTTTTATATGATATTGAAAAAGATTTAAAAGTTAAAATATCTATAGATGATAAAGTTATCCATCAATCTACATTACCATCAACTTTAGAGTACCATTTAATTTATTTACCTTTTGAGTTTAGTAAAGTTAAAGAATATATAGGAGAATATAAAAATAACAAATTTTACGATTCTATAAAAAACTTAAAACTTTCAATAAATAATTTGGAAATACCAAAAGAATTAATTAGATTAACCCCAATATCAGCAATAGAAGTAGCAAATGACAACATATAAAGAACGTATTTCATGCGAGTCCTGTGGACACACCGAATTTAATATTATATATGATTTTGGAAAGATACCATTAGCAGGTAGTTTTCCATTAGATACAGAAGTTAATAATATAAAATCATATCCCCTTAAGATAGTAAAATGTAAAAACTGTGAGTTAGTACAAACTAATACTTTAATACCACCTGAAACTTTATTTAAAGATTATAGATATATTTCTTCTGTTGGTATGCAAAACCACTTTAATGATTTTGCTGATTGGTTAGTTAAGAATCAAAATCTAACAGCAATGCATGAAATTTTAGAATTTGGTTGTAATGATGGTCCTTTACTTGAGGCATTAAAATATAGAGGTATACATCACACTATAGGAATAGACCCAGCTACTAATATTGTAGAATTAGGTAGAAAGAAAAATTTAAATATAATTAATAACTTTTTTAATTATAGCTATGCAAAATCAATAGAATGGGAAGAAAAATTTGATTTAGTTTTAGCTAGTAATACTTTTGCTCATATTGAAGATATAAACTCAGTAATTAAAGGAGTTCATTATTCTTTAAAACCAAAAGGAAGATTTATATTTGAAATACAGTATTTAGTAGATCTAGTAGATAAATTCCAGTTTGATTTTATGTATCATGAACATTTATTTTATTATACTGTAACTAGTTTACAAAAATTACTTTCAAAATATAATCTTAAAATAATTGATGTAAAAAAAGTACCAATACATTCAGGATCCCTTAGAGTAGTAACAACTAAAGATACATCAGAACCCAAAAAAGAAATAGTAGATAATCTTATAGAAATAGAAAAAGATTATAAAGATTTAAGTAAATTTAGTTCTAAAATATCTTTAGCTTTAAATAATTTAAGTGCCCAATTAGGTTTAATAAAAGAAATGGATAAAAAAATAGCAGGTTATGGAGCTTCTGGTAGAGCAAATGTAATAACTAGTACTATGAATTGGGATAGTGATGATTTAATGTATATAATAGATGAATCACCTGAAAGGTATGGTAGATATACATCAAATGGAAAAATACCTATTTACCCACCAGAATTTTTAGAATCAGATCCACCAGATTATATATTAATATTAGCTTGGAACTTTGCAGATATGATTATTGAAAAAACAAAACATTTAGGAATACCCTATATAATACCTTTTCCTGAAGTAAAACATATAAAACCATGAAAAATGAAAAAATATTTATAACAGGAGGTGCTGGGTTTTTAGGTTCTAATTTAGTAAAACGTTATTATAATAATAATGAAATAACTGTTTATTCTAGAGATGAAGCTAAACATTATTATCTTAAAAAAAGATTTCCAAACATTAATTGTGTCATTGGTGATGTTCGTAATTTTGATTTATTAAAAAGATCTTCTAAAGGGCATACTATTGGTATTTTTGCTGCTTCATTAAAACAAATAGAAGCTGTAGACCAAAATGTAGAAGAAGGTGTTAGAGTATTAATTGATGGATCTATTAATTCAAGAAGAGCAGCTGAAGAAAATAATATGAAGGCTGCATGTTTTATTTCTTCTGATAAATCCAGAGCAGCTACTACATTATATGGTTCAATGAAATTTATAGCAGGAGAATCCTTTATAGTAAACGCAGAAAAATCAAATGTAAAATTATCATCTGCTATTTATGGTAATGTTTTAAATTCAACTGGAAGTATTATTCCTTTAATATGGGACTCTATTAATAGAAATTATCCTCTTACCTTATATTCAGATGAAATGACTCGTTTTATGATTGATATAGAAAATGCTATGGATTTAATTGAAGTTGGGTTAGAAGTAAGTGGTTATAATGTTGTACCTAATTTAAAATCATTTTTAGTTAAAGATTTATTTGATATTTATTCTGAAAAGTGGGGTTTAAAATATAAAATAGGTGAACCTAGAATATCAGAAAAAATACATGAAATAATGATTGCTAAAGAAGAAGCACCTAGAACTTTTTATAGTGAAGCAGATGATACGTATTATATGCATTATAAAGATGTAAGTGAAAGTTGTATAGCAGATGAATTTAATAGTTATGATGTAACAGTTTCAAAAGATAAATTAATAAAAATTTTAGAACAATATAATTATTTTAAACCATGAAAATATTAATATTAGGACATAAGGGAATGTTAGGATCTATGGTTTGTGCTTATTTTAAATATATGGGTATAGATTATACAACTACTGATTTAAAGTGGCCTACTTTAGATTTTGAAAAATATCTTGAAGATTTTAAAGGTGACTATATTGTAAATTGTATAGCAATTACTAATCCAACTAGAAAAGGAATACAAGTAAATTATGAATTACCTAAATTATTAGAAGAAAAAACAGGATGTAGAATAATATACCCTGGTACTGATAGTGATAATGAAATGGGATCATATGCAGCATCTAAAACTAGTGCTAGTATATGGATAAATCAAGACTCAAAAAATACAAAAATAATAAGATCATCTATTATAGGACCAGAATTAACACCAAAACCTTATTTATTTGAATTTTTAATAAAAACAAAAGACGCTTCATTTTCAGAACAAGCTAGATGGAATGGTAATACTACTTTAACATGGGCTAAGTATTGTTTAGAAATGATACAAAATTGGAATAATTATACAATAGAAAATGTTTTATGTAGTAGCTGTATTACTAAAGCAGAATTAGCTGAAATAGTAGCTGATGTATTTGATTTAAAAATAGATATAAAAACAACAAATGAAAAAGGTTTTAATAGATGTTTAAAAAATGAAAAATCTTATTTACCTATAAAGAAACAACTTATTGACTTAAAAGAGTTTATATATATTTATAACCAACAAAAATAATATGCAAAATATTAAGTTATCTCAAAAAGAAGTAGAAAAACTAGTTAAACTTCAAGATTCATTAGCTGCTAACATTGAACAATTTGGAACAATAGTAGCTGCTGAAATTGAATTAAAAGAAAGAAAAGAAAAAGTAGAAAGTGACTTTAAAAGCAATAGAAATTCTCAACGAGAATTAGCAGCAGAGCTTCAAAAAGAGTACGGCGAAGGCACTATAAACTTAGAAACTGGCGAGTTTATCAAACCAGAATAGTTTTTTGAAAAGGTTTTTAATATTTATAATAAAACAATATTAAAAATAATATATTACGATGGCAGAAACTATTTTATCCCCTGGCGTTTTACAAAGAGAAAATGACCAATCTTTTATAGCACCCTTACCAACTCAAGAAGGTGCATCTATATTAGGACCAACGGTTAAAGGACCAGTTAACATACCTACATTAGTTACATCATTTAGTCAATTTAGTACTATTTATGGAACTTACCAAATGAGTGGTTCACGTCCTTACTCTTTCTTAACATCTATAGCGGCAAATAATTACTTTTCAAATGGAGGAAATTCATTATGGGTTACTCGTGTAGTAAGTCAATCCTTCCTACCTGCAACAAGCTCAGCAGTAGCTGATACAGATGGAGGTATGAACACAGGTTCAGGTAGACCCGGAGGAGTTGCTGTAACAGGAAAAGCTCCTTTTGTATTAGAAACTATATCTGAAGGTGCAATAATGAACTCAGGACATACTGAAGTAACAGGAGGTTCAGGAGCATTAGTAAATGGAACAATTGATAACCTTAGATGGGAAATAGCAACAGTAAACACTTCATCAGGAACTTTTTCATTATTAATTAGAAGAGGAGATGATGATGCAAGTCAAAAAATAGTATTAGAATCGTATAATAATTTATCACTAGATCCAAATTCACCTAATTTTATTTCAAAAGTAATAGGAGACATGGATAAATCAGTAGCAACTGATGGTACTGATTATTACATAAAAGAAACAGGTAATTATCCAAATGCTTCAGCTTATGTAAGAGTAAAAACAGTTAATAACTTAACACCAGATTATTTTAATAATGCAGGTGTTGCTCAAGATAAGTTTACAGGAAGTTTACCTGATGCCCCACAATCATCATCACTAGATGGTGGAGCTGGATCTAACATCCCAGAAATATCAACTTATAGTAGAAAAATGAATTTTTATAGTGATATCGATAATACAGATAATCAAGGATTAGAAGGAGCAAATTATGCAACAGCAGTAGGATTAATGGCTAACACAGATGATTATAAATTTAATGTATTATCAGCACCAGGATTAATTAATGCAAATGCATTAACAGGTACAACACCAATCACTAATGCAGTGTCTAACACAATAGCAAGAGGAGATAGTATGTTTATAGTAGATCTAGTGAATTATGATACAGCATTAGCTACAGTAACAACTCAAGCAGCTGGGTTTGATAGTTCATATGCAGCAGCATATTGGCCTTGGGTTCAAACGATTGATCCTAACACAGCAGAAATGGTTTGGGTACCAGCTTCAACAATGATACCAGGAGTATATGCATTTACAGATGCTTCAAGTGATCCATGGTTCGCACCAGCAGGTATAACAAGAGGTGGATTAGGACAAGTAATTAGAGCTGAAAGAAGATTAACAGTAAGTAACAGAGATACATTATATGAATCTAATGTTAATCCAATAGCTACATTCCCTGGACAAGGTGTTGTAGTATTTGGACAAAAAACACTACAGAAAAAATCAAGTGCTTTAGATAGAGTAAATGTAAGAAGATTAATGATTGCTCTTAAGAGCTTTATAGGACAAGTTTCAGATAATTTAGTATTTGAACAAAATACAATAATTACAAGAAATAACTTCTTATCACAAGTTAACCCTTATTTAGAGTCAGTACAACAAAGACAAGGATTATATGCATTTAAAGTTGTAATGGATGATACAAATAATACACCAGCAGTAATTGATAGAAATCAATTAGTTGGTCAAATATTTTTACAACCAACTAAAACAGCTGAATTCATAATTTTAGATTTCAATGTTTTACCAACTGGAGCAACATTTCCAGCATAAAAATTAAAAAATTAGATATTTATAATAAAATAAAATAAAATAATAAAATGGCAGTATTACAATCATCGGAAATATTTTTTACAGCATTTGAACCAAAACAAAAGAATAGGTTTTTTATGAGTGTTGAAGGTATGCAATCCTACCAAATAAAAGCAGTAGGAGCTGTTAACATAGCACAAGAAGCAATTCCATTAAATCATATAAATGTTCAAAGATTTGTGAAAGGAAAAACAACTTGGGGACCAATTTCAATGACGTTATTTGACCCTATTACACCATCAGGAGCGCAAGCAGTGATGGAATGGGTTAGATTACACCATGAATCAGTAACAGGTAGAGATGGATATTCCGATTTTTATAAAAAAGATTTAACATTCAACGTACTAGGACCAGTAGGTGACATAGTATCTGAATGGATAATTAAAGGCGCAATGATAACATCAGCTAACTTTGGGGATTATAGTTGGGATGATGATAGTGCTGCTCAAGAAATTTCATTAGAAGTACAACCAGATTATTGTATTTTAAATTTCTAGAAAATTTTACACTCCCTGATATTTCCTTCAAAAATAGCTTGGCTTCGGTCAAGCTTTTTTGTATATTACATATGTATAACAAATAAACAAATAGTTATTTAAAAATAGATTATGCAAGAATTCAAAATTCCAACAGAAACGATAGAATTACCATCACAAGGCTTATTATACCCTAAAGACCACCCATTATCAAGTGGTACAATAGAAATGAAATATATGACTGCTAGAGAAGAAGATATACTAGCAAATCAAAATTACATAGCAAATGGAACTGTAATTGATAAATTATTAAAATCTTTAATAGTTACAAAAGTTGATTATAATGATTTACTTATAGGTGATAAAAATGCTGTTATGATAGCAGCTAGAATATTAGGTTATGGGCCTAAATATAAATTTGAGTATAATGGTGAAGAAGAAGAAGTAGATTTATCTAAAATAGATAACAAAAAAATAGATAAAAAATTATTTACTCCTGGTAATAATGAATTTTCTTTTGTATTACCTCATTCTAAAAATAAAATTACTTTTAAAATGATGACTCATAAAGATGAGCAAAAAATAAATAAAGAAATTGAAGGTTTACAAAAACTAAATAAAGATGCTAATCCTGTAGTATCAACAAGATTAAAATTTCAAATTATTTCTGTAAATGGGGACTCAGATCCACCTACTATACGTAGCTTTGTAGATAAAGCATTATTAGCTCAAGATTCAAGAGCTTTTAGAAAACATATTAGCGATATACAGCCAGACATAGATCTGACTTTTTTTCCCCGAGGGACTAAAGATTCAAGACCCATCCCAATTAGCCTCAGGTTTTTTTGGCCTGACGTCTAAAGAGGGGTTTGCCTTACATAAACATGTATTTAAAACTATACATGAAATAGTATTTCATGGTAAAGGAGGGTATGATTGGCATACAGTATATGATATGCCTATATGGTTAAGAAATTTTACTTTTACAGAAATTAAAAAATACTATGATGATGAAGCAGCGGCAGTTAAAAAAGCAAACCCTAGATCATCTAAATCAGGAAATAAAACAACTACTAACATTTTAGATAGTTCAGGAAAAATAAATCCCCCAAGCTTCCAAGGAAAATCAAGTTATAATTAAAAACTCAATTTTTTAATATTTATAACAAAACATCGCTTAAATGGCAGATCAAAAAGACATCCAAAATCAAAAGGAACTAAATAGTGAATTAAAAGAAACTAATAAACTCCAAAATGATTTAGCAGCTTCAGCTCAAAGAGCTAAAGATAGAGTTAGTGGATATGCTTTAGAAATTAAAAAAGCAGGTAAAGATTCTGGGGAAATGGCTAGTTCATTTACTAATGCCCAAAAAGATGTTACTTCTTTAGCTAATTCTATGGGTAAAATGGCTGCTTATAGTAAAGAAGATCTTAAAGATTCAAAGAAAAGGGCACAATATCAAAAAGATATAACCGCTGTAGCTCAAAAAAGAGCTAAAATTGAATCTAGAATTGCTGCTAATAATGTAATGATGGCTAATGCCACAGAAGAAGAAGCAGAAAATTATAAAGTAATAAATGAGCAATTACTTAATTCTTTAGACACATCAGAAGGAATCCAAGAAAAATTTGAAGAAATATCAGAGGAAATAGATAAAATAAATAAAGGAAGTAATTTTGCAACTAAACTAGCAGCTGGGGTTAAAGATATACCTGGTTTAGGTCCTTTATTGGCTGGTCCTATTCAAGATATGGCTAAGGGTATTGATGCTATGAATGTTGGTATTGAAGATGGTAAAGAAGGAATTGAGGTTATGGCTATGCTTACAGGTGGTTTAATGAAATCTGCTTTTATATTCATAGCTAAATCTGCATTTGATGCTGATAAGTCTACTACCAACATGGCTAAGCAATTGGGCGTTTCAAAAGATGAAGCTACTGAAATATCTAAACAAATTAATCTTATAGCTTTAAAATCAGGAGATTCAACAATTAATGCCGAAAAATTAAAAGAAGCATTTATTCAATTAGGTGATGAAGTAGGAGCAGTTGCTGGATTCACAGTTGAGCAAATGAAAATGCAATCTAAACTTACTAAACTAGTAGGATTAGAATCATCAGAATCAGCTAAATTAGTTAAGTACGCTATATCAAAAGAAAAACCAGTTAGAAAAGTAACTGAAGAAATTTTAGATCAAGTAGCAGCTTTAGAAAAGGAAACGGGAATAAGGTTAGATGGTAGAAAAGTACTTAAAGAAGTTGCAAATATTAATGGTAATCTAGCAGCTTCATATAAATTTAATACTGCTGAATTAGGTAGAGCAGTAGTTCAAGCTAATAAGTTAGGTTTAACTTTAGAAAAAACATCAGACATCTCACGTGGTCTTTTAGATTTTGAAGAATCTATAGCAGCTGAAATGTCGGCTGAATTAATGATTGGTAGAGATCTTGAATTATCTAAAGCAAGATCATTAGCTTTAGATGGTAAATCAGCTGAGGCAGTTGCAGAATTAGCTAAAAACTTTGGATCAGCAGAAGAATTTTCTAAATTAAATGTATTAGCTAGAGAAGATTTAGCTAAAGCTATGGGGATGGAAGTAAATGAATTAGCTGATTCAATTAAGAAACAAGAAATTTTAAATAAATTAGGTGCAAAAAGTATAGCTGATGCAGCCTCAACAGAAGCAGGTAGACAAAGATTAGTAGAACTTGGAGGTGAAGAGCTTTTACTCCAATATGAACAACAATCAGCTGCAGATAAATTTGCTGATACTATGGCTAATTTACAATCAGCATTAGGTAACATAGTAAATGGTATAATGCCAATTGTAGATATTATGGCAAAAGCAGCTAGTAACTCAACAGTATTATACGGAATGTTAGGAGCAATTGCAGGAGTAAGTTTAGTAGGAACAATTGCAAAGGTAGCATTAATGACAGCACAATTAGTAGCATCAGGTGTTGCCGCAATATCATTAAGTTCAGCTTTAACTCTTGGGGTAGGAGCAGTAGCTATTTTAGCAGGAATAGGAGCAGTAGTAGGTTATATGAATAGTGAAACTTCTAAAGCTAAAGCAAATGCCAAAATAAGTGATGGGCTTATAGGACCAGGTGGTGAAGTAATGGTTAGTGGCCCAAAAGGAAGTGTAAATATAGACTCAGCAGATTCTATGTTAGTTGGAACTAATTTAGGAGGTGGTGGAGGATCACAAGAATCTAAAAAAACAAATAAACTTTTAGAACAAATTCTTATGAAACAAGGAACCGTTGAAATGGACGGAAATAAAGTAGGAACTGCCTTTGCGGTAGGTTCTTACAGTTTACAATAATATTAATATTTATAATAAAAATAATTATGGGATTAAAAGAAAAATTAGAAAATACACCAAATGGATCACCTTTGTCTTTAAACAATGGTGGAAGCGTTCCAATTCCAGATTTTCAAGCATCTACACTGCATAACGAGTATTCAACTATTGATGATCCTAATGCTATAGCTGTTAGACCTAGAAATGGAGCTTTACCTATGCCTTCAAATTTAAATAGAACAGGCAATCCATCACAGTATATTCAAAACTTACCACAATAAGTATAAAACATAAAATATGCCTTTAATTAATCTACAAACGGACTTAAGGTCCCTTAGATTTCAAGGATCAGGTCGTGAAAATAGAGAAGGAGATATTATTCGTAAAAAATCTCCCTATATTATTACACCTATCCCTGGAAAATTTTCTGAAGGCCCTCAGCCTGAAGGGAATGATTATCTATTTAGGCAAAATACTCTATTATCAATAAAAAAAGATGAAAGTAGATTTTTTAACTACTTTAAATCTCCTAGTGGGATAGATTTTATACTAAAACAAAACCAATTATCTAAATCAGGAGTAAAAGCTCAAATGAGTGGTATGCTTTCTGATGGTATTTATTTACCTACATCTACTTTAGCCCAATTAGCAGCTCCCGCTGTTGGGGGTCATTTCTTAAAACAAGGAGTAAATCCTTTAATGAATACAGTAACTGACCAATCAATATTTGGGGGTGCTTTAGGAGGATTTGGTGATTTTATAGATAGTGCTGTTAATGGTATTAATAATTTTGAAGGAATACCTGCATATGTTAGAAATAGAAATTCAATAACAGATACAAAAAATAATAGATTAATTCAATTAGCTGATAAAAAAATATATAATAGAAGTGGTAAGGATAGATCACAAAATAGTTTAGTACAAAATGCAATTGACTCAGTAGTACAAGGATTTGTAGGAGGATTTGAATCATTAATAGCTGGCATTTCAGGAGATGTTCAAAACCACATATCAGATGCTAGTGATGAGTTAATAAGATATGATGGAGGACCAGGATCACATTTAGGAATAGTTGGTCAAACAGGAATAAGGATAGCTGGAGATTATAATAATGCTAGTATGAGAGCTTATTCTTCAACACAAGAAAATGACTCAAAGGATGTAGGTAATTCAAAGTTTTTTACTTTAGGTTACGATCAATTTATTAATAATGAAAGAAATACTGATGCAAAAACTTTACCTAATTTTGTAAATACAATTTTAGATCTTGGTGATAAAAATAATATATCTCAAA